ACCAACACCAATAGGTAGCAATGGAGAGCAACCAACCATTTCATAACATCCGCAGACCTTATCAGAACGCCAGCAAGAATATTTATGAGAACCACGCTTAGGGTTTCTAGATAGAGAACTCATAGCAGAAATAAACGATGGGTATTGGTTACCAGACCAGTGACCTGGTGCATCACCACCATCAGAGTCAGCCTCATAAATTACCCAACTGCCATCTGTTGTGAATAAACCAGCTGGAACAGGCACGTGAGTAATGAAGTAACATTGACAGTTACCCAAACATTGACGTGTTTCAACGCAGCTGAATAAACTGTTTTTATTTACATCGCCGCCATAGGCGCAACCGATCCACATACCAGAGCAGTAGTTACATAAGATACCACAATAGTCTGATAGGTTCTTTCTGTTGCCACAGAAACCTGCAGCAATAAAGCAACAGTACATTGAGTTACCAGTAGAACAGATAGATACACTACCTTTACCACCTTCAGCACAGATACAACCAGAAGCTCCAGAATTACCGAACCAGCAAAGACCAGTTGAATCGCCGCAACCTTGGAAACATAAGGCAGATGAACAAGGTGGGTTACCAGTTGTACCACAAACGTAACAACCAGTTGTTACGCTAATAGTTTTCTTTACATAGGCTCCAGAGTTTCCTGGAAGACCGAAGCCGCAGCAGCACATACGGGATCCTGGACCACCAGCACCCCATGCTTCGATTACAGCTGTACCGTTCGCAGGAGCTCTCCAGCAGAAGCCACTCCATAAGTTGGCGCTAGATGAACCACCAGTGTACATGTAAATTGTACCTGTTTCTAAGTTTTCTTCGATTCTAGAATCCTGTGGATGTCTATCTCGTAAAGCTGATTTTAATGAAATCGCCATGTTTTATCCCGCAATAAATTTAATACGAACAGCACCTTGACCACCACGATAACCATGAGTTCTGTGATCTGGACAAGCATTAGTACCAACGCCACCAATACCAGTTGGAATAAAACCAATACATCCCATTGCTTCGTAGCAACCGCAAGCTCTGTTACCAGTCCAGCAAGCTGAATATGGGTGGCCAGCAGTTGGGTTCTTAGAAGCACCATCAAGGGCAGTAAAGAAACCACCTAAACCAGAACCTGTCCATGTTTCCCATGATCCAGTATCTTCGTGGTTAAATGTAACCCAAGCGCCACCGTCGGCAATTAATCCTGGAGGGACATAAATGTGTTGCTGGAATTGGCATACGCAGTTAGGGTAGCAACCGAAGAAACTCTTACAGTTGAATTGTCCACAGCAGTTAACATCGCCACCATAAGCGCATGCAATATGTGGTCTAGCAGTACCGAAGTTACAAACAACGCCACAGTTTTCATTTAGGGTTTTAGTTGTACAGAAACCGTTACCACCGAAGCAGCAGAACATTGATGGTGTAGTAGAACAGAATGCTGAACCACCCATACCACCTTGGGCGCACATACATCCGTTACAAGAAGCGCTCACGCACCAGCATAACATTGTAGGTTCAGAACACCCACGGAAACATAGAGCATCAGCGTTACCGCAAGACCAACCGTTACAACCTCTGATGTTAGTGTTAGCGTCTACGCAAATAGTTTTCTTTGAGTAAGCGCCAGAGTTTCCTGGCAAACCTGACCCGCAGCAGCACATACGAGCACCAGATCCGCCAGCACCCCATGCTTCAATAATAGCCTTACCAACTCCTGGTGATTTCCAACACCAGCAGTTGTAAAATTTAGTACGAACAGTCGCTTCGTTATATACCCAAACTTTACCAGTTTCTAGGTTTTGTTCGTTATTAACGATTGTGTCATATTTTACTAATAAACTTTGTCTTAATGACGCCATATTTTATCCCGCAATAAATTTGATTCGAACTGCACCACTACCGCCAGTATGAGCGTGATCGCGAACACCAGCGCATGGATGCGGAGCTGTTCCTGGAACGCCAGTTGGCATACCTCTAGTACATCCGTCTGAATCATAACATCCGCATTGTCCAGAGAAACCCCAGCAAGAAGCCCAGTTATTTGACTGTGACGGGAATCTACCAAGAGCGTTGATTGCAGATAATGCCTCGCTGTGCCCTTGACCAGACCAGTTAGAGAATTCGTTGTTGTTTTCTACAGTATGAGTTGCAACGCCACCTTCTTTAGAGTATAACCCTGGAGGAGTCGCCAAATGGTAGTGGTATGTACACATACATTCTGGAGCGCAAAGCATAAATGACGCACAAGAGAAACCACCGCAACAGTTAATATCACCACCATATGCTTGGGCTATCCATTCACCAGAACATTTGTTACACACAACGCCTGCATAAACGCAACCATATGGATATATTGTAGTACAGAAACCTTGTAGACCGAAACAGCAAGTGGCAGAAGTGCCAGTGGAACATAGCGTTACACCACCTTTACCACCCTGAGCGCAGATATAACCTGTGGTATTACCACGGCAATCTCGTCCAGTCCAACCCACCCAGCTTGGTGAAGAACAACCACGGAAACATAAATCGTTTGAGTTGTTACATGCTTTACCGACGTCACCGCACAACCAGTCGCCTGGTTGAACGTGAATAGTTTTCTTGGCATAGGCTCCTGGGTTGCCTGGGATACCGAATCCGCAGCAGCACATCTTTGCGCTTGATCCGCCAGCACCCCAAACTTCAACTGTTACATGACCGCATCCTGGCGCTTGCCAGCAGAAGTTGTTCCAGTAACCAGTATAACCAGCAGGAGAGGTATAAACCCAAATCTGCCCTTGTTCAATATTTTCTTCTGCAGAATTGAACGTGCCTCTTTTTGATTCTAGTAATTGTGATAATGAAGCCACGATTCTATCCTTATTCTATTAAACAGCAGCGTAGATCCAACCGTATGTTGAGCCAGTAAAGATTAAAGATGTAACAGAACCGTTCAAGTCAATTGTTAGATCTTCGTTAAGACCTTGAATCTTTTGCCCGTTTCTTGCTACTGTAATTTTGTTAGTAGCCGCAACGTTACCGACGTCAATAATCTGTACCATGTCGTTCACCAATGGTGAGACTGGTAATGTTAAAGTAATAGCACCACCAGCTGTGTTTGCTAAAATACGGTCATTAGCATTAATACTTTGTGAGGTAACAACGTTCTCTTTCAGAACGATACCTAGAGTGCCTTGAGATGTTAAAAAGCGTCCCATAAATTTATCCTATTATAGTGTTGATGTTTCTACACCGACAACTACAACGCTAACGTTCGGTGTGCTTGACCACGCAATGATTCTTTGACCAGCGCTCAATAATACGCCAGTTCTTTCTAATACACCGCCACCACCAACGGCTACGTTGTATTCAATCCATTCGTCGTCAGTAGGTGTTGTTGATGCCGCTAAAGCGATTCTAATACCAGCGTCTGAGTTACCTCTATTACACACTGAGATTGAACACATTGTAAATGTGTTCGCTGGTACAGTGTATGGTGTAAAGTACGTTGCAGCGGTATTGATGTTAGCAGTGCCTAATCTTCCTGTTGCCATTAATTTCTCCGATTACATATATTTAGGTTATTTAGTTGCATTAAGCATTTAAGAATGACATCAGTAATGCTTGCTGATCAACGTATTGTTTATTAGCACCATCAAGGTTTACAACTGGTTTTGAGTTAATTTTAATACCGTTTACAAAAGTTTGAACGCCATTAAACGTGTGCGCTGCAGTGATTGTTCTAGCGTTAGAAATATGAACATACTGTAAGTGATCATCATTTGATAGCTTGCTCAATCCAGCGTGGGATGGACCATTTAAGATTTGATCTGGTAAGACGTTTGCTTGGCTAGATAATTTTCTAACAGAAGCAATAACAACCTTGTTTGTGTATGCGGTATTTGTATGCAGAGTGATTTGATACATTGCAACAACTTCTTCCATAAGAAGGTTGGCAACATCAAATTGTTCATTGAATGCCTGCAATAAGGTTGCATAATTACCAGTTCCAACCACAGCCTTGATTGGGAACGTCATGTCATTAGTGGCGATAATGTAATAATTTACATAAGTGTTGTTTGGCGCATCTACAAGACTACCACTGTTACCAATGACTTGATTATACTTAGCAGTTGTGTTAACTTGCCACGGTGGGTTCGCTGCAGCGATTTGGCTTGTAACGGAACCGTTCTTATACACAACTGGGATCATCGCGTTTGATGAAAGGATTTGTTGGTAGAACCCGTTTGGTGTTATGCTGTGAGATATATCGTGGTTAATATCTTCATCAGCAATTGTGATATCAGTGAAACCAAGGGACAGTGATGTTTGGTTGTTTAGATTATATGTGCAGTCGCCGCCAGATAACCATGTAGTTCCAACTTCAGCATGCTTGGAGATGTGCCATTGAATATCTCTAGAAGCAGTATGTCTTTCATCAGAAGCTACAATTGCCACTGCGTCAACGTGATTATAATAAATCCAAGCAACTGGGAGGTCAGTTTCGAAATCAATCGTTAAAGACTCTTCTAACTGCAGCGTTGATGGGTTTAAAATAATCCATCGACCACCAGTGTTATTTGGGATTTGATACTGAAGAGAGTCAGATACAGTTAGTTCTGATCCTCTATAATACACGCTAAAAGAACCAACCACTGGGGCTAGAAAAATAGTTCTAGTGGCGTTGTTCCAAACGAGAGTGCTGGCTGATCTGTCTGTAAACCCAGTTAAATCGCCAGTTGCAATGATAGCGTGGTTTATCGCTATAAAGTTACCGTCAATTTCAGCGTTGGTTAATGGCAACCCCTTGACCGTTGCGTCGGTTCCGGAGGTCGTTCTTGTAATAATAGATGGCATCTATGATCCCTAAAATGAGAGTTTCAATAAATATATTTATATTTAGCTACCTTTTATTTAGGTAATCCAACAGGGCTAAATATAGATGTATAACACCTTGGAACGATAAAATGCCTCAAATAACGAGAACTACATCAGGTATGGTTGGTCCTACCTCAGCTAGTCTTCAAACGACAATCACCGATTTGAAGGCAGCGATCGCAGCTGGCAGTACAATCACTGCGGCTCAGATTAATTCTCTAATTTCTTGCTGGAACAGCTTCAATAATCACTATCACACTGTTCCGGATCAATGGTGGGAAGCGTATGGTAACACTTCACCGTATGGTACATCATACGATAATAACCCAGAGAATACTTCTGCTTCTCTTGCAACTTCGGCTGATATCTCAACAACAGTTGCGTCAGGTGATGACATAACAGCATCTTTACACCAGACTCTAAGATCTAGTATTCTGTCTGGTAATGATCACTATCATTCTATCGACGATAGAACTGGAGCTTAATAAATGGCAGTTGAAAACCTAAGCACGGTGACCACTGGTCTAACCGTAGACTCTAAAGCAGCGGGGGATATCGTAACCGCTGATACATATAAACAAATGCTAGAAGTGTTGGATTCGCTAACTGACCACACTCATCTATTTTACGACGACTATTCAACTAATTGCAACTGCAATTGTAACTGCGCTTGCGGAAGAGGATCTTGCTAATGAGTACATTTTTCTTTAACACTGAGAACTCAGTCAACCACTCTTGGGCGAACGTAGCCGAAGGGTTGAACGTTTATTATGATGGATTGCCACCTGGTCTTGGTCAGGTAGATCTAACTAAGATTAAGAAGTACGACAACTTCTTTAATTCTTACATCAAGATTGATAAAAAGCTAGGCATCTATAACGATGCCGAGGGCAAGCTACTTTTAGCCATGGCTATGCCAACTGAAAACCAAACTATGGGCATCAAGGAAATCGACTTAGAAAAAGCAAAGGCATTTTTAGATAGCGGTTTGGATGTTGTTTATTTTGGCTACCTTTTCACGGATGAAATGGTTTCTCAGAATACAGTTATTGAACAATCTTGCTTCTTTGGTAGAAATGTTCTAGATAAACGACCAACTAACCTAACTCGCCAAAGCGTGTTAGAAGGTAATCCATTTGCAGCTATTTGGATGGCGTTCTACAAGATGGTTGATACTGATGTATACTACGTTGTGATCAATGATAACTTGCTAGAGTCTTCTATCATTAAGAGCGACGAGTCTGAAATTAATCTACGAGATAGAACTGACGTTATCGAGTTCTTAAACTCTCACGACGGTAATCTAAGAGATTCAGTGTTTACTCCGAGTCTAGATTCTAACTCTAAGTTTATTGGTCCAAACATTATTGCTACGACTAGCGATACTGTTGTGATTGATTTATTTGGTTACAACTCTAAATTCCATAAGATCGCTGGTCGCCGTTTAGGTAATGATGAACTTCCACGTATCCGTTTGGATGTTGAATGTTCTGGCAATTATCAACGTGACAGCAACACTATTACAATCTCACTAAATAAAGACGTAACGACACTTTCATATCGTTGGGTCACAGGTACTGAGTTGGATTATATTTCTTCTAAACAGGAACAACTAAGATACGATTTTGTGATTATCCGACATTAACTTTTTGAGGTATATTATGAGCGAATATCCTTTGGTATTTCACAAGTCTAGAAAATCAATCAACCCCGACCATGAAGCGACGGTCGGGGTTTCCCCTGATGGGACTCTTCAATTTAGAACTGAAGATATTATCACTCCGAAGGGGCTTTCCAAGCAAAACAAACTAATCTCCATTCTTCCATCACCTGAAGAAAAGGTTGTTTCATTCTCAGCTGTCCAACATCTATTTCAAGATATTGGACATATGAATGTGATTCTAACCAATGCATGTAACCTTTCTTGTTCATATTGCTACGAACAGCATAAGAAAGATTATGGTAGATTTACAGAAGACTCTCTACTAAAAGCATACAACTGGTTATTGGATAACTCCAAAGCTAAGAATAAACGATTCCAGTTCTTTGGTGGAGAACCGTTAATTCACAAAGACCTTATTGTTAATTTCTTGGAAAGAAACAAGGAATACCTAACAAAGACTTTCTTTGATAAGGGACAAGCTGTTAGCATGATTACTAACGGTATCCTTTTAAACAAAGAATTTTGTAAGGTATACTTCGAGTATGACTTCACATATATGATGATTTCCCTCGATACACTACAAGTTGAGTTGGATCACCGTGAGTTAAAACAAGAACAAATTGACCACATCATCGACACGGTTTCTGGTTTACCACGCCACGCTAAAGACCGTATCTTCTTTAGATGTACTCTTGCGCAAGAACACGCTCCATACTTCAAAGAATATATGGAGAAACTATATGGAATTGGTATCCGTAATATCATCGTTCATCCGCTAGTTCACGATTCTAGCGTTGGTTATATCAGCTGGAATACTGACACTTGGTCTAACTTACACTCAGATATTATTCACCTTATCGACAAATACGCTGATTTTGAAATCTCGTTTTCAGAAGGTGTTGGTCAAAAGGTTGAAAACAACTGTTTAGTTGGAAGCGATATGATCGCGATCGACGGTTCTGGTGACTTTACTGGTTGCTACTTCTTCACTAATATGAAAGAAGTAGATGCAGTTAAACCTACTGTGTTAGGTAATATCTTTGAAGACCGTGTTCACATAGATCGTTATACTACATTCCAAGACCTCTACAACAAAATGCACACAGAGGAAGAACAATGTAAGTCCTGCGATTATCGCAACTACTGTTATCAATGCCCAGCTGGAAACGTGTCCACTGGAACACCGTTATTCCGTCCAGACGATATGTGTCAAAAGATCGTCAAGTTATACCTAGATCTACAAGACGATGTAGCTAAAAAACAATCAGCTAGAAATTATCGTAAAGTATCAATGGGATTATGAAGAATGTGAATACTATCTCCATCTATCTTGGAGATACTTGTAATTTCAACTGCACTTACTGCGACCGAGACTATATTAAAAGTCTCGGTGGGCAGAATATGTCAAAGAAATACATCCAAGAACTGGAAACATTTTTTGAGTGGGCATTTGATCAACCAAATAAAGTAGACCGTATTGCTTTACATGGCGGAGAACCATTCCTCTATGTAAAGCGAATGGATGAAATCCTAGAAACCCTTAAAGACAAATACTTAGACGGCAAGGGTTTATATGTATCAATCACAACTAATGCTGCTCTGTTTGAAAAGGAACAATGGTTCTTGGAGAAATGGCGCAAGTATTTAAAGTTCACCATATCATATGACTTCATTTACCAAGAAGCCAACCGTGAACAATTTGATATTTACAAGTCTATTGAGTTGTGCGGGTATTACAATATCCCCATTCACTGGCAATTCGTTATGCCAGTTCAAGACCGTAAGGTGTTCAGTCTAGATTGTATCAAAGATATCCTAGATAAAGTTTCTCGCTGCAAGGTTCGATCAATCAACCTTATACCTCTACGTCATCATAGAGGTGGGCAGAAGTTTAAGACTCTAATTGAAGATATGGATATGGCTCAATACGCTGACGCTTTCATCCGTTTCGTGAACGTTCTTTACAACTACAATATTATGGTATTCATTGACGGAAACTATGGAGTTACTGACAAGAACTACTTCGGCGATCACTACAAAATTATCCTTTCACCAGATGGTTACATTTACTCAGAGTATGACTTCTGCGAATATAAGCGTCCAGAATATCAAGTCGGTAAATGGGTTGGTGATATCAGCCTGACTAGAAACGGCGAACCAGACGAGGTTGTACCAGAGAAGTGCACAGGTTGCCCTTCTAGAACTTTATGCGGATTGAAATATCTACATAAGATGTTTGATACTGAACCTGGGACTAAATGCGTTCAGTTCTATCAGATTCAAAACGCAATGGTACACTATACAACCAAGCTACATGAAAAGAAATCTTTCTACCACTGGATCGCCGATGGACAGAAATGACTTTGATAATTACACCGATCTAAACGCATACTGGGTAAAAGAAGATGCGCTTAGATCTTTGGATTATGATATAAACTTCAGCCTTGGTAAACGCTACTATTGTGATGCTGGATGCGAGGTTTGTTACATCAAGAACAACCTACAAAAGACAAAGTCCCTACCAAACTATGGGAATGATTTAAAGAAGTATGAAAAAGTTTGGATGGACTTCTTGCCAAGGTTCGGTTCGATTAGAACAAACGACGACTTATACTATCTAAAGCAATTCCATAAAGCTGATTACAATTGGTATGTCTCCAACGGTAATATGTTTGAACTCTGCGTTACCGATAACTCCCTAATTAGAACTTTGCAATTAAAAGATTTACAAATTAAAGGTATCGCTGACTTATCTATTAGTTCAACGTTTGTAAAGCATATTGGGGTCGATAAACTTCTTGATTTTATCAAACGGGCACATGATAGGTTTACAATAAAAAAGATCAAATACATTGATTGTGGAGACTCAGAAATATTTGACCAAATCATAGAATGGGGTTATAATAGCCGTGTCTACAATTGTGTACATAATGATTTTAGACAAGAGCGTAAGATATTGAATCACCCTTGGGCAGAGTATCAAAACACTTGGATTGAGACAACAGATGATAAGATAATCAGGGTAAATAAAGAAGCGTTGCATTTGTATTACAATAACTTCTTTTATGCAAGCGATGATGCTTGCGATTTATCTATTGACCCATTCTATACATTTGCTGAAGAGTTTGATATGAACGAATTCCTGTATAGAGTTGTAAAAGGGAAACAAGAGTTATACGCTGATTGGGCGAACCAGTCAAACATAAGTAAGTTTAAAGAGTATTTCACGACGACTCTAAACACGAAAGTGAATAGAGATTTTAACTTCATACCATATGTGATGTATCCCAGAGAGTGTTCTTTCTTTAATTCTCTAGAGGGGTGGACTAAAACACCATATGGTTTACACAATGGACAAACTCCAGTAGTTTCTATCTTATCAAAATGAGCCACACATACAGCATCAGCCTCGCTTCTCTACGCAGTAAGCTAAAGAAGGAAACTCAAAGAACTCCTCTTGCACGAGATGCTGAGAGTTTTATTCAGTTCAAATTTGAAGACGGAACTCAGTTCTATTATGATAACTACACCAACGGTATCTACAATAGTAATAAAGAACCGCTTTCTGAACCAACTGAACCTGATGCTTTCTATGAGAGTGTAAATGGAGAAGTAAGAACTAGGGCTAAATCAAACAAGCCATTCTGGATTAGGGTTCTTCTCGGTCACGCTTGCAATTACGATTGTTCATATTGCATGCAGAAGGATATTGGCAATCCAGACGAACGTGAGAAGATAACAACAGTTGACACGTTTATTGAACAAATCAAACGACTTGATTTATCTCGTTTAGAGAAGATTGATTTGTGGGGTGGAGAAACGCTTCTATATTGGAAGACGATGGAAGTGTTAATGCGCGAGTTTGATCGCGAGGGGTTGACGTGGTTTATCCCAACCAATGGTACACCTCTACAGATGAAACATATTGAGTTCTTCAAGACTCTTAAAGGTACTGTTTCTATTGGTTTGTCGCATGATGGTCCAGGACACGAACGACTGCGTGGTGAAGAATTCCTACACAAGAAGGTTGATATTCTTAAAGAAGCTCAGAAGTATAGCAACATACAATTCAGCTTTAACCCAGTTCTTTCTCACACGAACTATGACTTGTACGAAATCAATAAGTTCTTCTATGAATATTGTACACAGAACGGTATTGATTTAAGAAAGACTGCGATCAGCTGGACAGTTGGTCACAATCATGATGGTGGTTCTTCTCACCATGTCATCCACGGTGAAAGTCTAGCAAAGTTCAAAGATATCATCAAACGCTTCATTGACGATAGCATTGAACAACGCTTTAAGGGTGTAGACCATAAACTATTAAACAACTCCTTGATAGAGTCACACCTTGGAGTTTTACCATACACCAAGACTCTGCGTAAACAGATCCTCCCAACTTATATTACTTCGTGTGGGGTTGATGACTCTGGAGTATTATCCGTTGATATGAAGGGTAATGTTAGAACTTGCCCGCATACAGATGAATCATTCATCGGCGGTCATATTGATGAACTCGAGAACGTTTCTTTAGCAAGGGTAGATTTGGATCGCTATGAACGTCACTGTCGCTCATGTGAGGTGTTTAGACTGTGTAAATCTAACTGCCCAATCGAAGTACCTGATGAGGTGTTCTACACAAACTGCGCGATTGAAAAAGTTTATCACAAGGCTATTCAAAACAAAGCCTTTGAAATGATTTTCAATAAGAAATTAGACCAAAGGTAATTCTACCATTTCGCACATTGCGATGATTGATGATATCTTTTCTCTTGGTGGCATTTCACTATACATTGGTGTTTGAACAGCGTTGCCAATCGCATTAGAAATATCAATAAAGTGAGTATCACCATACGCTGACACCAACCATTCTCCAAATAGTTTAAAGAACATCTTAGGGTCTAACAGAATGGCAAACTTAATAGTAGAATAGTAGCTAAAGTATGGTAAGTTATCAGCGATACTTACATAATATGGGTCTAGTAGTTCATCAGATTGTACCTGCTTCAACATTACATCATGCGCTATTTTTACTTGAGGGATTCTTAAGAAGAATCCTCTAAATGAACGTTTGAAGAATTCATTGATAGGGACGCCAATAGATCTTAGGTGTCTAATGTATGGTTGAATCAAATGTGTTTTATAAAGAGTATAGAACACGTGACGAGCCATCTTCATCTCAACCCAATCTACTGAGTTGTATGAATATGTACCAACAACATACCTTGGAGCTTCTATATTAGCGAATACAGTATCGTGTAAAATATTACGATAACCAACGTCACCGATAGCTTCGTCTTTCTTAGGTTTTGTGTGGTTTAGATACGCATTTCTTCTGAATTTTACTTCTTTTGTTACAATACCCATTTCGCTGAAATATGGTTCTCTTGCAGCTGGAGATGAATCTAACATAATCCACTCATACATCATTGGGTGAGTTTGATCGTCAACCAAATCAGATATAGTTTGATAGAATGTTTCAACGGTTTCCCCTGGAAGCCCCAAAATACCTTCAAATTTTAATTGGATATTATTTTCTTCTGCAACTGAGATAAACAAATCTTTTTGATCAGAGTATGTCATATCAACACGTTTGATATTATCAAGGATTTGTTTATTAGTTGACTGGACGGAAAGTTTCATATCTTGGATTATACCAACCTTCGCAAATAGATTTAATATCTGCTTCAACCTTAGTTTATTAGACTTAGTTGGTCCATACACATTAACGTCTTGTACACATTTATATTTTTCTTGCAATTCGCAAATCTTTTCAGCGCATACTAAATCTTCTTTAATAACACCAAAATTGGCATTGTTAATATCAACGTATTTCGGCTGTAAGATACTAAACATAATTTCTAGTTCTTCTAGCGTGTCTACAAGTGGTCTAAATGCCACTTTGGTGGAAGTGCCGCCACCCCACTCACAGAATACGCAAGCATAGGGGCATCCACGAGAAGTATCAACTATCCCCTTAACATCAGGGTGTTTTATTTTAAACTGTTTTAGATATTCAATATTATCTTTATATGGTGCTGGCCACTTAAATTCTTTTACAGTAATTTTTGCAGTTGATTCATTCCACACGTGCCGACCAAGGTCTGGATATATCGCATATGGAATTTCCTTTACCGAAGCACCATCCAAATATGATGTTATAAAGGGTTCACCGTATCCATTGTAATTACAAACAAGGTCAATATACCAGTATATCTTAAACCAATCTTGATGTTTCCAATAATTTAAACTTGGTCCACCAGCGATAATCTTTACATTAGGTAGCTTTAATTTAACTTGCTCAGCCACCCAAAAAGTAAGAGAGCTGTTCCAGATGTAACAAGATATCCCAATAACGTCTGGCGTTTGAGATACAATTTTATCTACTAATTCTTCTGGGGTTTCTGCTAATGGTGAATATATTGGTTCTAACCATTCCCATGCATTTGGGTTTACAGAATTACGTTTGAAGTATGAATGAAGGGTCATCCAGAGGTATGGAACCTCTTGTGACCCATCGTTGGATGTAGCTGGCGAGTAATTCACCAACAGGAACTTTTTCATAACAAAAATCCAGTGTTATTTAATAATACATTCCACTAGCTTAACGCCAGCGTTCAAGTTAGTTTCCAGCGCTTGACCAATCACGTTTTGACCTTCACCCGCAACAGCATAACCGTCTGGAGAAGCGATAAGAGTTTGACCTTTTTTAATTGGTCCAGTAACCTTAACTGGTAAACGACCTGTCAAACCGATAGCTTGACCAGTAGATTCATCATTCATAATGTGCGCTGGTTTTGTAGAAACAACACCAATTACACGTTGACCTAGTTGGAATGATGCAGTGGCTTCGGAATCGCCACCGTGAGCAACTACAATAACTGTTCCTGGCTCATAATGTTTATCTGTTGTATACTTTTCTGCCAAGTCAGCGTATTTTGCTGAAGTAGCTGTACCATAGATAGTCGCGAATCTATTATTAGATTGTCCAATATCACCAGTACCGTCTGTACCAGCTTTAGTAATACTTGAGACAGAAGGTGCTAGAGCCAAAGCAACTGTAATATCACCATCTTTACCAGTAGGGTTGGTGATCTCGATAGAGTTACCTTGGATAAACTTGCGAGATACTGCAGAGTTAGTCGTAGTTCTAATAATTAGACCATCACCTGCTGTGGATGAAATACCAGAAAGGATAGCTGCATATGATTGAACGTCAGCACCGATAACTAAACCAAGGTTAGAACGTGCGCCAGATGCAGTAGAAGCACCAGTACCACCGTCGGCGACTGTTAAGTCAGTGATGCCAGTAATAGTACCACCAGTGATATCAACGGTGTTCTTGTTTTGAACTGCCATAGAACCACAACCAATGTTCTGTCTAGCTGCCGAAGGAGTCGTACCACCAGTACCACCGTGCTCAACTTGAACAACACCATCAACGTTGGTTGCGTTACCGATCAATGCCCCAGTTACTGTACCTTGTACGTCACCAACAACATCACCAATGTGTAGACCATAGACCTGATTGAAGTAAGTGTTACCAGAACCATCGCGGATTACCACTGTGTTTGGGTTAGCGGCAGATGTTGGATACTTACCTTGAACTTTATCAGCATCAAGAGTTGAACCAGCGCCAGCGTTACCGTTCAATAATTGTAAGATGTTAGTAGCGTTAAACGCCAACGTGTCCAGCTTCTGTCCAACCTCACGGTTGATTGAGTCAAAGTTCTCGTCAACTTCTTGAATTGTTAGTGGACGTTCTTTGTCTTGTCTTAAGTGAATAGCAGCCATCAGTTACCTTTTTCTAATAGTTGAATCAACATGCTTCTAATGTCGTTCATGTCATTCTTAATCATATTTATCTCGCTCTGCAAGTTGGACATAGTATCTTGCGTTGATTTCTGTTGTTGCATATTTCTAAGAGCAAGCATTTTCTGAGCTTTATGATTCTCATACATCTTAGTATCGACGTTCACGACACCGCCATTGGCGGTGTCTTTTCTTAGACTAGAGAACCCTTCAATCTGAGCTAAACTCATGATAGAGCCAACAAACGTAAGTTCTTGATCATTGGAACGGCAACAGGGTTTGAAGATTTCATAACAATCTTGATAGCGATGTTATAGAAAGGTTCAATACCGCCAACTTCAAGGGTGCGCTCAACAAATTTACCTTCTGGATCAGAGTTGTCGAAACTTGCACCAGCGTCTTTGTATGGCAACTTCAACAAATCAACGTCACCAGTCCATGTACGGTAGTAAATCTTAACGTCAGTATTGTTAACGATATTACCATCAAAGATGACCTTGAAGCTATCAGCTGCCGATGTCAATTGTAGAGTTCTAGTAATATAGTTTGCTGCATTGTGTGAACCAGATGGAGCAAAATCATTCACGAACTTATTTTGTACGCTGATATCGAAATCAACGTCTTGTGACATATCGATAGTAGTTGTAGTTCCGAAGGCTGCATTCAAGAATACCTTAACTTTATCTAGCTCAGTATTACCATAATAGATGCTTGTATCTTCAGATACTTGTACGTCAGTGACAACATAATCACCATCAATACCAGAAGCAACACCAGAGATAGTCAACGACTTACCAATACCAACAGAAGCCAATAGGTTATCTGCGGAGTCAATATTAGTTCTGATAACGCCAACACCGTTAATGTTTTCAAACACTAGGCTTGGAGTAGAACCAATGTCATAGGCAACTGCAGATAAAGTAGTGCCAGTGTAGCTTGAAGCTAGAGTGATATGAGTGTTATCAGTGATAGTCTGTACAGTACCAATAACAGTTCCATCGCTCTTTGTCAAGATGTTACCAACAGCAACTTCAACAGTAAACAGAGAACTTGCACCAACAACTGAAGTAGAACCGTTGCTTACGCTGATTGTACCAGTACCAACAACTGCATAGTTTGAAAGAACTGTATCACCAGCACCGATAATCTTTCGAGTATCAATCTCAGGTACGTTAATATCTTCAGCAGTTTGATCATCGATCATGTTAGCGATAGCGTAAGCTGAAACTTGTTGTAAGTCAATAACTGGAGAAAGATTCTTATTTGAAGAATACAATGCAGCCTTAACTTGTAACGAAGAACGCTTGTTATTGTTGATATCAGTTTCTTGGTTATCAACAGAACGGATGTTCATGCGTGTGTCGAAGTTATGGTTAGCATTAGCAACAATAGCATATGGGTTGGAATCGTTAAAGGTTCCAGCCGCAGTTTGAGAGATAACGCTGTATTTGATGCTTGTGTCTTGGAAGTTCAAATCAGAAGTTCTCAAGAATAGAACGTCCATTGGAATACCACGAGAGCACTGTACGTCCGCACCACCGTATTCACCTTTGATGAAATCGTTAACAGTTCCACCCAACACGTTTTCGCCATTTACAGCTGTGACGATTGCGATAACGAATGAGTCTTTTTCCAAACCAGCAGATAGAACTGTGTGTTTAGTATTCAACAAAGTGTGCGGGATACCAACAGTCTCAGAGTTGGCGCCATAGAAGCCTTCTGGTACGTTGTCGATTGTAACAGTTTGACCTGCCATTAAACCGTGGTTTGGAGCATACACACGAACCTTATTAGTTCCTGGGGTAATTTCAAACGGGTTGTATGGTAGTTTAGCCATACCAGGAGCAACAGTTCTGAACTCAACTTCTGGGCTAACAGAGATATCGAAAGTTGCTTTATTTAAGGCAAACTTCATATCCAATAGCGAGTGGATTTCCCACTCTTTAGCATTTTGAGAAGCATATAGAGAACCAGTTAGAGGCTGACCTGCGATAGTGTTAGAAGTCAACAAGTCAACTTGTCCCATTTCAGAAACATATAATTGAGTTCCTGGCTCATCAGTCATAACAACTAGAGAGTATGTTTCAGTATCCTGTAGGTATACTGGAGACTTGAACTTAAATGTTGTCTTCAAAGAGCTGTCATCAGAAACGATAATATCATCAACTGGTTTAGTAACCTTAGAGAATGGGATAACCTTTGAAGAAGGTACTCCATTGTCAGTGTTTCTAAGTTCGATAGAAACAGGACGATTACCTTTAGCGGCGAAATACAAGTCAACTGAAGTAATGAAGCAACCACCTTCAGAGCTTACAGTGAACGTTTGCGCTAGTGGATCATACACCCAATAGTAAATCTGACGTGCTGTTGTAGAAGAACGACGGACAGGTGGAAGTGCCTTGGTATCTTCATAAGTGGCGGCTTGTACAAACTCAACGCTACGAGAAGAAACGATAGTGCGTTCTTTGCTTAGGCTAATACCTTGTGAGTAGTATACGCATGAACCAATAGAGTCAAACGAAGCATTGCTGTTCGCTGAGTTATCAGTGAACTTGAAAGTACGTTCGCCAGTACGGAATGATAGAGTATCAGATTCTGGGATATAGAACACGCCAACTGCAGTGCCATCAATATCAGTGATAACTTTATCACCCTCAACCTTCATAGTCGCTACACCGCTTGATGCACCGTTGATGGAATCAATAGAAACACCGTTGTAAGAAGAAGTGTTACCAATATTAACAGAACCAGTCAAAGTTTCGCCAATAGAGAAACCATTCTTGATGTTAGCAACGTGAATGTCTTGAGTAACAATCTTACCGTTTGTGTCGGTTGCAGCAACAACGCCACCATAAACAACAACGCCAGATGCTTTCAAGCGCAACAGTTTACCATAGTAACCAGAATCATAAGAACCAGTAGAGTATGCGCTAAATGGTTGTACCAAGCTACCGTCGATGTTACCAAGAACTAGCTTAGTGCCAGACACTGATAGAACCTTAAACTTCTTGAAGTTTAATTCGCTTGCAGAAGCGCTGTTGTCATTTAGACCGATTGACTCTGGGATATCTTGGTTCTCTTTTAGATCACCAAGAGTGATTTCTTTAAGAGCAGAGTGGTTGTTAAGGTTATACAAGAACACGTGGTGCCCAGCACGCACACCAGAAGTAGAAGTAACATATACGTTGAACGATGCCGCTTCTGTTGTCAATTGATCAATAGTTTCAATGTTGACAGCAGTGTGAGATGCGTTAGTTAAAACGTCACCAACAGAGAATGCTTGTTCAATCTTGTTATTCCAAGATCTTCTATCGCTATCAGCCAAGATGTTGTCATCTAGGTCTAAAGAACTGAATGACATTAGAGATGAACCATCACGTGTTACAGTGAATACATCACATGGCTTGAAATAATCTGTTACAGCGATGTTATCAAAGAATGGGTAGAAGCGAGTTGTTGGCTTCAAGTTCTGAGCGATAACAGTAACTGGACGAGAACGCATATATGGAATATATGACACATCAACAACGCGATCGCCATAATCTTGAGCGTTTACATTGTTCGCCATGGAAGTTGAAATACCATCACGGTAGTTATAACCTTCCATAGTTGTTAGAACGTTCTCATATCCACGAACATCATACGAGTTAGCATAACCACGGTATGTCCATGTTTCAAACTTACCAACAACTTCATTCTTTACAGATGTCCAGTTAGTTTGCCATTCGTTCCACTTAGTACCAACGATGGTATTACCTTTGGTATCAATGATAGCATTTTCTGCGATGTATTTAATAGCATCGTAGTTGTTATCGTCAACAGCGATCAAATCTGGACGACGCTCTGTAGATTTCCAGTTATCACCTTCTGGGATTAGAGTAATCTGACCCTTGAACGCACCAGAAGACATAGCGTGGATGTCCATAGCACGCGATGCGTTATTGTTGAAAATATACGCAGACTCAGTGTATGGTAAAGTGATCAAATCACCAGTCTTTTTATATGACTTGTTTGAACGGTCTGTACCTGAAACTAGGTTTTCAACAATTTCCAATGCTTGAGAATCGTGCATTGGTCGTAGTGTACGTGTTTCCTTATCTACAGAAATTCTATAGTCTTGATTCTTAACATCACCGATACCGTGACCAGTAAATTGGTCAACAATGAAACCGTTCTTGAAACGATCCAAACCAGTAGTTGCATCTTTGATTTGTAAGTCGGCTGTATCTTTTTCCAATAAAGAAAGAGTAACATAGTATTCAAGGTTAGCGATACGACGTTCCAACTTACCAATATCACGCATAGTGTAACGACGGTTGTCTTGTTGTTTTACAACAATTTCCTTAACTGTCTTAGTGTATGGTGGTACGATGATAGACGCAATAACCATACCTTCTTTTGGATCAGAAGGTTCTTTAGGGCTTGCTGATGGCACGCCAGTGATAACATTCAATTTACCAACAGAGTCAAGGGAAACTTTATCAATACGACCAACATAGTACGCGATTGGAGAAACCATACCAGAACCAAACTTCGGCAATTCTGGTTTGAAAGTGCTTGCGTTTAAACCAGAAATATATGGGCGGAAGTCTAAAACATCAGATAGAGATGTTTGAACACGCTTACCATTTTCTTGGTTAGTAACATAGTGAGAAGGAATATCAGCGTATGGAACGCCAGAAGCGTGAGTGTAAGAATCCACTGAGAAGTAGTTACCGCTTTCAATACCACCTTCGAAGTAATCATACACAACACGGATAGCACCGTTTGGTACTTGGAAACCTGGCTTCAACAAGATACGACCAGCAGCATAGTATGTATCGCGTTGACCGTTGTCTAGAGTATAGCGGTCAGTAATATCAATAGCAGCAAGTTCATCGAATGTGTCGAACTCGCCAGGATTCATTAGAACTGACTTCAATTTAAAGATATCGCAGTGATCTAGCGTAATAGCCGAAGTGGCTGCAATATTCTTCTTGAATGCACCATCAAACTCATAGTTCTCAACTAGAACTTTTTGTTTCGCTCTTGCAGCAGCTTGTTCTTGAGCAACAGAAGCAATTAGAGAATATGATTCTGTATCAGCAACGCCAGAGATATAAACAGTTTGGCGTGGACCAGAAGAGTTGAAAGTTACAGTAGTTTCGCTAATATCAACTGGAAGACCAGTTGTATTATTGATTAGAGTGTAGTTTGACAAATCTGTATCTAGTTCGATAGTTTCGTCAGTATCTGTTACTTTGAATTCAACAATGTTGTTAGAAGAAGTCTTAGAACCGAATAGACGGCGAACTAGAGTGCTAGATACTGGCTCAGTATCAGCTGTGTTGTTAGCGTTTCTTCCTTTTAGAGTCTTAACATATGCTTGACCAACTGGGAATAACAGAGATTCAAATTTTGGCTCGTATAGTGTAGAAGTAAATACGCTAATACGTCCATCTGTTACCGCAAATTCAGCGTTAGCAGTTAGAGTGATAGCAGTATTGGTGAATGTAGATACAGTACCAACACGTTTGTCGTTCAAGTAAATAATATCGCCAGCTTTAACAAATCCGATAAACGCAGTACCAGAACCAGTAATAGTAGTTGAAGATGTTGAAGATGTACCTGTACCGATTAGACTAACTAGAGTTGGTTGTACATCGCAAGAGAAGTTACCAGAACCAGCAGTACCGATGATAGACTTAACATCAAGGTCAAAAGAATAACCGCTGTTCATGTTGATGTCAATTAGACCAAGGTTGTATACAGTAGCTGCGCTAGAGTATGAACCAGAAGCTAGTTGTAGGGCTTTTACACGAGCAGTACCAACGATATCAGAAGCTGATGGTGCAACACCCAAACCTGTTAGGTTAGAAATAAAGTATGCGTTTGGTGTAGTTGAATAACCAGAACCAGCAGTACCAACAGAAACAGAAACAACTTTACCATTAGTAACAGTTGCAGTTGCTACTGCAGGAGTACCAGAGAAAGAAGAAGTTGGTTTGATAACGACAGTACCATTACCGCTGTAACCAATACCACCGTCAATAACATCAACTGATGATACTGAACCGCCAGAAAGATTGACTCTGAATGTGGCTGGTTTTGGTTGCAACTTCTTAACTAGGTAAACCTTAGTGAAGTTCTTAATATCTGGCACTCTGAATAGGTTATTAACCTTTACATAGTTACCATAATTCAAACCAATGTTTTGTAGACCAATGCGGCGAACGTGACCGTTTTCCAAGCCATTGTTTTCGCGAGCTTTATCGAACTCAATGTATTGAGAAGATGTAGATTCAATCTCGTAACCGCTAACATACGCTTTACCAGGATCCATAACAAGAACGAACTTATCAGCATCGCCATAAGTTGTTCCAGGAACTGCAGTACCGATTAACTCTGGATACATACCTTGGTTTGTACCATCGTTTAAGTGTTCGCGGATTGATAGTTTAAACTTGTTTACTTCATAGTTGCCAGACTCATCGTGTGTGCGGCGAGCCATAGCTTTTTCTAATTCTGAGTAAGAAGCACGATCAACTTTAGATTGAATGCGACCATCAACAACACGAACCAATTCAATAAACTTGAATGTATCAGTGCTGACCAGAGGTAGTTTAACTAGAGAAAGTTTAATTTGATAGCGGTGAGCGCCAGGTGCGGCGAAGTTATAAGAACCAGTTGCGTTGTCGAGGATTGACTCGTCGTCTTCTGGAGTAATATATTCTTCTGTTACTTTAAAACCGACACGGTAAGTTGGTGTGTTCGAGAAACGACCCGCATAAACTTTTAAGTCGTCATTGCGAACAAAGATACCATCAACGTAATAAATACCAGCCTTAACTTCTACGCTGTAAGCATAGCCAAGAACGTTAGAAGAAGCTGGATTTGGGAAATCAATTGTCGGAGCTTCTAGATATGTAGAAGGCTCTTCGCCTTCAGAACCAGTGGCTTTAATAATAAGTTGACGGCGAACTAACTGATCTTCAGTCAAACGGAAGTTAGTGCTGATCAAGTTGTCTTCAACTTCAGCCCAGATGTTTTCGCCAGGTTGTAAACGATATGTTTCGTTGTTATCAGCAGTACCTTCAATCTGGCAGTATAATGTCGGTTCGTCTAGATTGTCAACAACTGAAGAATCAGCTGATGTATCAATAACGACCATTTTTACACCAGAGGTTTCACCTCTGATAACTTTATTCTTAAATTCTTTGATATATGTTGTAACGTCTTCAGTACCAGTAAACTTTTCAAGTTTAATGAAGTGTACTTTGTTATTGACGTTTACAGAGCCAGGGATAACTTGCGAACCGTTCTTAAAAACGTGATCTCCGAATCGAGAAACTTGATTCTGGAGAATAGTTTGGATTTGAGTAAGTTCTCGGGCTTGAACCGCATAACTTGGACGGAAAAGGATTCTATAGAAATCCTTCGCGTCGCTGTAATCATCAAAGTACGGTTCTGTATTAAAGTCTAGTGCCATTCTGTGTCTCTTCTAAAAATTTAAACTTACAATTATTTAGTTAGAATTTGATAATTGTTCGTAAAGTAATTGTTTCATCACCAGAAGGTGTGAAGCCTTGTTTGTTATCAATGTACATTAACTGTCCAGAGTATTTATCAAACGAAGGATAGCCTACTGTAACCGCAGTAAAGTTATCTGTGATACTAGAAGTCTTAATGAAAACGTCGTTTGATGAAGGGATGTCATTATCAAGAGATTGCACCAAAGCAGTAGTATCTGTAACTGAAACAATACGATAACGCTTCTTAGACTTTGTAGAACCAACGTATGTTACAACCGCAGAACCGATTTCTTCAGAACCAGTAACTGTTGTTGGAGGTACAGAATCAGTGACACCAGAAACAACAACAGTATAAATTCTATCCTCATACCAAATAAAGTCACCGATAACTAGGTTAATGGAAGAAGCCCATTCAATCTCAGGAGTAGTAACTCGCTCAATGAATAACTCATCATCCTTTATAAACTTAGCAGTATTGATAGGTGACTGAACGATATAACACGCAGAACCGATAGAACCTTGATATTTCTCATATCCTTGGAACACGCGAGGGTTCTTAATAATACCAACTTGGCGATAATCGTTGCCAACTACAACACCTTGGTTCAAGTCGGTTGAGATGTTTGAGTAGAACATCAATGAACGTGCGTATAGTTCTTCAGGGCAGTTCTTACCATGACCACCATATGGAGAGATGATAGCACGCAACTCAGCACCTTGACCGTTACCAATAATTCTAACATTAGCGTAAGTGTAATCTTGACCGCGATTAGTCACAATAATCTTAGTGATTGAGTTAGTAATTGGGTTGATAACTGCTTCAGCAGTTGCTCCAGTACCGTCACCCTCGATAGAAACGTTGGCAACACCATAAGAATAACCACCAGAAACGATAGCGATAGCGTCAATAGTTCCAGGAGGTGTTAAAATCTCGTTGTTGGCTTGTTGTGACGAAATAGCACCAAGGCTCAAGTCAGGGATTAAAGAAGCACCTTGCCCTTCACCAGAAACAGTGATAGACGCTTTAGTGTAACCTACACCAGGATCGTCAATAACTAGGTATGCGATCTGTCCATCTTCAGTAATGGCAGAAATCTTAGCTTCAGACTTTGATGTCAAGAAGTTAATCTCTGCGCCAGTACCAGTTGGATCATTAAATGCAATTGTTGGTGTTACAGAATAACCAGCACCGTAACGTAGAACGGCATAACCAGTGGCAACAGAACCGTCTTTTCTAACACTTGCAGGTTTACCGATATATTCTAATTCAGCTGTGTTATCAACTTCAATACCAGTAGTGTGCGTTGGAGCAGTAGATGATGTAGTTCCAGCTACAACAACTTTGTATAATCTGTTTGCGACGTATACAGTTTCACCATAAGAGACTGGCATATCAGCTTCCCATGGATTTGATGTATAACGAATATCATTAGCAGTTGCCCAAGTTGGGTATAACGTACCGAATACGCCATCTTCAATAACAGTATACAGATAATTACCGTTAGAATATTGTTGGTTGGTATAAACTTCTAAGAATGGTTCATATGCTTTACCGAAAGTCACAGAAGGTACTTCGTTATAATTATCTCCTGGGTTTACAACATATGTTGAGATAACTTTATCAGCGTATAATTTAGATTTCACTTCAGCGTATGATCCGCTTGCTAGAGTCGCAACTGCAGTAGCACCAGAACCACCACCGCCAGTGATTGTAACTAATGGTGCCTGAGTGTAGCCTGTACCTCTGTCAACTACGACGATTGATGTTACAACATCACCTGTCAAAATAGCAGCTGCAGTAGCACCAGAACCACCACCGCCAGTTAAGATTACATCAGGTTCAGAAGTGTAACCAGAACCTCCATCTTGAACCTCGATAGAATCTAAAGCAGTACCAATAATAATTTCAGGAGGCTCTCTGTAACCAGAACCAGAGTTCAAAACAACAACTTCGCGGACTGAACCGAATAAAGTAATATCGTCAATAACCCCAGTTTCAACTGTAGCTTCAGCTACCGCAGCAGCGCCACCACCACCAGTAATAGTTACTGTTGGGTCTGTATAGCCAGTACCACCATTAGAAACAACGATACTTGTAATTGGGGAGCCAGAAAGAACAGCAGTTAATTCTGCGCCAGTACCAGCAGCGTCTGTGATAACCAAATTAGGCACACTTGTGTACCCTTGACCAGATTGTAAAATAACAACGCTGGTAATAACACCACCAGAAACAATTGCTTGTAATTCAGTACCATTACCACCACCGCCAACAACGTCAACTGTTGGGTTTAGATAACCAGTACCACCATCAACGATTGTTACGTTTGAAATAGTTGAAGTGCTGATTCTGGCAGTTGCAATAGCATTAACACCAGTTGGATCAGTAATTGTAACTGTTGGAACAGAAGTGTAACCAACGCCAGGATTAGTTAAGTCGATTCGTGTGATGTTCTGATCGTTGCGTAATGATACGCTACCCTTTAAACGGGTTCCAACGAACTTAAGAGCAGCTTCGTTGTTTTGCACAACGTTAAACTTATGAGAAGGTGGGACTGCTGACATTCTACCAGGAGTTACAACCTCATAGTAATCAAAATCTTCAGTGTAAATAACTTGACCCAAATTTACGCTACTGTTTGCAACAAATTGAGAAGCTGCGCCGAATGGTGCGCTAAATTCAATTTGCGGGGCTGTATAACCAGTACCTTCAGCAACAACACGTGCGTCGTTGATATAGATTGGGTCAGAACTTCTGTAACCATCACCTGTAACAGAAACCACGGCAGAAGTATAATTTTTACCTTTATTCGCAATAAAGATGTTGTCAATTGTACCATTAGAGTAGAAGTGGTTAGTCAACGCAGAAACTACTGGCACGTACTCATCGGTATAGAATTTGTTGCGTAGGTTAATTGGAATGTTATACATAAACTTCCAAACATAACCATCAAGAGTTGTAATAGGGTCTAACTGCGTTCCAGTAGGTTTGTACATAGAACGTGTATTATTGTTATTATCTAGACACTTGTACACGTTGTAATCATCAGTAACAACATAGAAGTTTGTATCTTCAATCTTCTGAACACCATTGATTGTAATACCCATGGTGGCTTTTAATACTGCACCTTGACCAGATGCCGATGTTACTGTGACAGTTGGTTCTGAAGTATAACCAGAACCAGGTTCAGTCAAAATTACCTTTGATATACCACCACGGAATGCTTCAACAGCAACTGCGGTCGCTCCAGTACCACCACCGCCAGTGATAGTGATATTGATGTCATCAACGTTAATATATCCAGAACCACCAGAAACAATGTTAATACCAAGAACTTCGTCGGAGTATCTGTCATCATACATGTCATAGACGATATCAGAAACCCAATCTCTTCTTGGGATAACGAAAGATACGTCTGATGGCTTAATTTCTTTGATCGTGATGATCTCATTACGAGCAGCACGCTCGTAAGTATAACTATCAACAGGTAACGGTGGTTTGGTCTCATCTTCCCATGACAATGTTTTGCCAAGGTAATAGTAGTATGAAGACGAACGTGTAACCACGTCCTTAAAAACACCCTCAGCTAAAGACTTGTAAAGGATATTCTTAATTAAAGATGTATTTGCCATTCTGTTTTATTCCGTATAACCTGTTGATAGTCGCATAATATATTGCGATAAATCAGCTTACTGTAACTTTCCAAGTAACAGCGATTGTATCACCAGCTTGCTTAGTAACAACTGGGAACACTGTGCGGCAAAGCATAGTACCACCAGTACCAGCGTTGAAAATACCAGCTTCAGTAATAGCACCAGTACCAGTACCTGCTGGGAAAGTAGCAGTGTAAGTGATAGAGTTGTTATCTTGTAGAGAACCGCTCAATAGAACACGACCAGTTTGAGTACCCAAACCAGTGTCTTCAGCAACTGGGGATGCAGTACCAGTACCAATACCCATGTGAGACATAGCGATTGGCACGTTGGAATCAGTTGCAATCATCTTACCTGCAATGTAAATTTTACCTGCAGTAACAACTAGGTTAGGGACTTCGAACTGATCTGTAATTTGACCTAGTTCGTTAGTCTTAGTAATTGTAACCCATCCCTTTGGGGCTACTTGGCTTTCAGAAAATTGTTCAGTCATAAGGACTCCTTTATGTTGAGAATGTTGCGTCTCGATTATTTGAATAATGTTCAGCTTGATAAGAACCCTCGTCATATGGGTTCAATACAACGTATCCTATTTCTGGGTATTCCCCAGTTAATGGATCATCAATGGTATTTAGGGTATAAAATAAACTATGTACATCTGCAATTGGCTGAGGGTCTGTAAATGCCTTATTCGTATAGATCTTTGCATAGTTTTCAACCAATGATGTTGTATCTCTGACATCTTTTGTCAAGGTTTTCTTAGAACCATCATCAATAGCGAATACAGATTCAGCCTGACCAGTAAAACCTATCTTCTTGACAAAATACCAGAATAGTTCAGGTGTAGTTGCCACAACTGAGTCGTCTTGCGCTTTCTTAACAAAGAATAGGCTTTGAATCTCATCGACTGGTACTTCAGATGCGGTGTTTAGATCCTTAGAGAATGTATAATAAACACCACGAATGACATTACCATATTGGTCAAACTTCTGGTCATCAGAAACAACCATAGTATCGTATAAGGTAATACCAAGAGATTTGACAAGAGATTGCAATCCAACTGCTAAGTCAATCTTGTTATTGATTGAGTATTCACCGAACATAGCCATACCAGAAGGGTGTAGCATAGTACGAACCACAGCGGCATATGTTTCTAACTGTTGGTCAATACGAACAACGTATGAGAACGCTTGATAGTAATATGAGTCTTGGATGAACATTGAGTCGTCCAAGAAACCGTCGTTAGTTTTGTAATATCCTGGGTATCTTGCAAGTGCGCCAAGAGAAACGTTCAACAATGCAGAGTCATTTGATGCAGTGTCTTTAGCGTCAACGAAGAACTGACGGCAGATTGTACCAACGTAGGCACCGTCAGAGAAGTCAGAAGCCCAATAGTCACCATAGTTTAGATAACCGTTTTCACTGAAACCACTTGTAGAATCAGAATACGCATAGTTGTAAATAAAACCAATTGTTGGCTCAGCTTCAGCGCCAGATCCTGGATCGCCAACTTGCGGTACGATATTTACGAAAGCACTTTCATATCCAAATCCTGGATTATCAACGATGATTTCTACAACTTCGCCGTCTTCAATTACAGCATGGGCACTTGCTCCAGTGCCACCAACGCCACCAATTTCAACTGATGGTGGTACTAGATAACCATAACCAGCAGAGTTGATATTGATTTGAGAAATCGTGCCAGTTTCAACGGAGTATGTAATCGCAACTGCTTGTTGTTTAATCTTCTTGTTGGTAGAAACCGCAGAAGAAGGTAACACTGTAAGCGAGAAGTCGGTGTTGTAGTTTAGACCGAAACGAATCAAGTCGATAGTTTTTAAACCACCTTCAACCTTAGCACCGTTCTTATCATAGTATGTCTGAATTGTAAGAACTTTAAACCACAATGGTGTACCATCACCAGAAGAAACTTGGAACACTTGACCTGGTTTGAAACCAACGCCTCTGTTCTGGATCTTAATCTTAGATGTTACTGGTAAAATCTGACCTTGGAATACTGAACCATATTTAACAACGTCACCTGGGAAGATCTCGCCATAGAAGTTTCTGTTTAAGAATACTTCATAGATATTAGCATCTGCGTCAAACGGTACAACGTTTTCAATGTTAGCTGTAACTTTTGTAACGTTCTTGCCGCTGGCAGAATAACCATCGACTGGTGTTGAGATGTAAATCTTCTTTGACGTTTGGATGTCAACAATCTTACCAATAAGATCAATCGGGTTACCAACGTCAACTCTAACGAATAGAGAAATATCTTGCTGCCAACGACCATCGGAAACACGAAGCATCTGTTTTCCTGGGTATTCCATGAAAACGTCTTTACCATATAACAAACGGAATAGCAACTTATAAGAAGCCTCTGATCCCTTTGCCAAGTATTGGTCTTTAATGTGTTTTAAAAGATATCGTTCAGTATCATAGCTGGCGCTGTTTGGGTAATTGTGCGCAAGCTCAGATTTAAAGTGTTTAATAAACTCGTCTAGAGTTGTATCAATATCTCTAACTTTGCTGATATCAACTTGGTTGGCTTCAAGGAATTCATAATATGCCTCAACGAAAGCAACGAATGTTGGATACTCGCTGCGCACGAATTCGGGCAGCTGAGTAGCAACAACGTTGCTTATTTTTGTACGGATATTATTATACTTACCCATTATGTGTTTCTAATTGAAGTAAAGATATAGTTCTTACCTGCTTGGTTCGAACCAGCTGCTGTCATATCGTTAATTACGTTCACTGTTAAGTGAGCACGGTCAATTTGTACAATCTGGTTGTAAGCAGTGATAACGTCATAAGACTCAGGCTTCAAGATAAGTTCAAACTTTGCTTCAGCCATCGAAGTAATAACCAAGTTGCGGATAACTAAAGTACCCTTATCATAATTTACACTACCGATTGTTGGGTTTACGATATATTTATTTTGGTTCGCATCAAAGTAGAATAAACGCAAGTTTCCTTGGCCATCGTCGTCGATATAGTGAACGTTCGCTGATTCTGGGATATAGAAACCAGTTGATAGTACAGATTCATCAGGAACAGTTGAACGATAGATCGGGTTAATCATGTTCAACTTATACTCAGAAGAAAGGTTGTATCGTGGAGTAAACTCGCGACGTACTAGAACCTTGGTTGTGTTGTTCACGATAGCTTGATCAGCATCATCAACCAAACGCACTAACTGAGAGTAACGAAGAATACCATCGAAGCGTTTCAGGTTCTCGTCATCGTATGCTGTGATCGAGTCGCGAATAATTGTTTCCAACTGAGCTGGAGTTTTATCTGAAATCTTAGCATTATAATATGCAGTCACGTTAATTTGGACGTTGAAGTATTCAGGATCAACGAACTCTGGCGTAATAGAAACGATAGACTTTGGAGCAATGATGTTATTTTTAATGAAGTCTTTTTGGGCTTCAGTTAGTTTGTTAGTATCAGTTGGTTTGATACAAATGAATGTCTTGCCATAAATCGGCGGATCATTATCCTCACCACCCCAAACAACAACTGAAGCTGCTTGCGGGAAGTTCTTGAAGATCAAGGCTTTATAGTCTTCAGTTGTAACTGCACGGTTCTGTGCAGCGAACATACGTGGTGCATTATACTTGATAGCGTCAACGTCTTCTGGCGATGCGCCACCCAAAGCTGGAGTGTTAGCAACAACAGTTAAACCAGAACCCAAAATAGCAGATCCAGCATATGAGAATGTGTTTGCGCCATTAGGGGCTTCTAAAGAAGAAACGTAATATTCAAAAGAGAGGTAGTTACCATCTTCTGGTTTGAAACCAACAACACCATCACCGAAATAGATTTCATATAAACCATCATCTAATTCTTTAATGAAGTATGCTTTCGTTGTGGCACTTAGAGATGTCATAGAATCTGCCAACGTATATACAGTAAATGTATCGTCTGTTGGAGTTTCACGAATCTTAACTTTCAGTGTAGTAAGGTCAACGTTGTTGTTAGGTAGAACATATTTCTGACCTTTGCCGATGTAGTAATTATAGCGAAGTGGAATACCCTCAATCAATTCAATGTTAGAGAAGGTATAGAAGCCACCAGCAGCAACAGTTGTAACGTCGTCTTGGTTGTAGAAAGTGTAAGAAACACCGTCAATAGATGTCAAGAATGGTTGACCCGCTTGTAAGGTTACAACGTCTTGGTTATATGTTGGGGCAGTAACAGTAGCATTAACATACGCTTTCGCGCAGGTTGCAGAGTTTGGGGTATAACCCAACATCTTAGCTAACGAAACAACAGAAGAACGCTTACTTGCGGAGTCAAGGAACATTTCGTTGACTGCAAGGTTAGTATAGATCGAGTTGTAGTGAGTGTTATATGCTAGTAAGTCTAATAAGATAGAAAACGAAGAGCCGTCAAAATCATAGTCTTGAAATTGTTCTTGACCTCTAAGGAAATTTTTAAGGTTTGACTTAATCGTGTCAAAATCTAGTTCGCTTACTTTAATTCTTTTTGAGAAAGCCATTATCGTGTTCTTTCAAGTAAAAACTCTAGGGAAAGTGGTGATTCTGTATTTACAATTTTAAATGTAATAGAGACATACAGTGAGTTGTTTTCTTCTGACGGGATAACCTCTACCCCAAGCAGTTTAACTCTTGGCTCGAAATTAGAGATTAAGTCAATGATTGCTCTTCTAACCATTAACGCTGTCACGGGTGTGATCAAATCAAATAGTAATTCTCTAATCGGAGAACCCATTTCACTATGGAACGGTCTCTCATAGTGCCTAGTCATGATGAGGTTTTTGATAGATTGCTTTATAGCATTCTCGTCGTACTTGCGGACTAAATCCCCCGTCACAGGGTGCGGGGTAAAATTCAGATCTAGATCCGAGAAGATTCTTGTATTTCTTGCCATATCTCTTATTTAGGTTTCCACTTTATTATTTCTTTGAAACTTGAGGTACTGAACCAGATAAAAGTACAAACCCTTTACTGTTTGGATCATACACGTGGTTGATCATCGTAAATGCTTGTCTACGATTTCCTTCTGGCTTATAACCAATATGAACCCAACACTTATCAGGGGATTGGTATTCTAGAATCAACTGGTCGTAGATAATAGCAGCTTCAAGTTGCTTGGCTAACTTGTAGTTGAACTGGAACATAGATGACCCGTTACCAAGAGAAATATCCACACAGTGACCCTTACAGTGATCAGATGTTGGCGACTCGTGTGGTACAACACCCTTCAATCGGTAACCAGATGTAATATGCCATAGCTTCTTGTAACCATTCAAGCCTTCTGGGAAGAATGCTAACCCTGGTTCTAGAACGTTCTGAGCCAAGTGCGCCATATTACATACAATTTCTTGTACAGTGTATAGACGTTCATTAGATTGCTTATTAGGCTTCAACATTTGGGATTGTAACAAGTGTCTGTTATCTGCAATCATCATACCAAGAGTGAAGTTCTTAGATAAGCGATAGTCTTTCGTGAAGTCTTTAGTTGTGTAGATAATCGCACAGTCAGCCTTAACTGCAGCAGACTGGCTACCACCAGTTGGCGCAGAAGTTTCCTCTGAACTCGCAGCGGGTGGATTTTCCACACCTTCGGTTCTAGCCATGGCGCCAAGAACTGCCCTACCTTCTGGGGTATTCCAGTCGTCTGGCGTTTCAATTGGACTATTATTCTCAAACTGTCTTGGTGGTGGAACCAAATATTCTGGTGATGTATATAAAGCATCGCCAGCTGCTGGAGGTGTTAATTCCAGAGCAGTAACTGCAGTGGCTTCAGAGGCAGCTTGCGCTGCGCCAGTGCCAAGGTTGTATGTACCATAGTCAACGTTGACAGCGCCAGAACCTTTAACATTAACTGTTGAGCCAGAAACTTTTACAGCTGAACCAGCTTTTGCGTTGAATTCAGAAGAAGCGTCAGCTTTAATTGTCTTGGATTTAATACTAATCTCTTCAGTAGATTGAACGTTAACGCTCTTGTTTGACACGAACTCAATACCTTCCGCAGCAGTAACTTGATATTTACCAGCAACGTATGTTTGCATATCTCCGCCAACTGCAAGAGTTATATCATTAGCGACACCAACGTTGGCGTTATTACCAACTTCAACAGTGGCATTACCAGAAACCTGTGCGTTCAAATCTGAACGAGCGAACAGGTTAACATTACCATCAACTGTGATATTACACTCACCAGCAACGTGAATACAACCGTTAGATTCCATCAAGATGTAATTGTCACCAACGATGTAATTGACCTGTGTGCCGTTGGCGTCAATTTCAGTAAATGTACCAGAACGGTGGTATGTATTAACACGTTCTTGCCCAGGTGTGTCGTCGAATTCTTGAACATGGCCAGATTCAGATTCAAATACTTTATTGTATGGATATTGTGCGCCAAATGGAGCCATTGGTTGGTTCCATTCACCACCACCAAGGGCACGTGGAATACCCATCTTTCTGGAAGCATCTTTATCACCGATAATAGTGCCCTCGATTACACCACGGGCTAGACGGTTAACGTCAGACTCTCCAATGTAATCTTTCAATGGATATTTGTTATTTGGGTCACGGAAACCAATTGAGAATGAACCAGAAGTAATAGACTTCTCTGATGGACCAGGTTGGAAATTGTTAATAGCTGTTGTATCTTCTGGTGCAGATGGTGCTTCTGCACCTGCGTCTTTTCTGTGAGAACCAGAACCAACATCACCATAGAAATACTCATAGAATCGTAATTTCTTAGCAGCAATGTTTGCTGGGTTTACACCAACTCCATTTTTTGCAGCTTCAAAATACCCAGGGGATGCGTTTGGGTTAGCTGTAGATGGCGTTCTCTTTTTAATGTAAAGAGCAGCCACAAGCGCTGATACGTTAATATCAGCGTCAAGAGAATCTGGGTCATCAACTAGATTAATATCAACGCCATTCTTCTTTGCTTCATTTTGAAACTGTAGATAGTTAGATCGTCCAGTCAGTTGAATGAAACCGCGACCATAATATTTTCCACCGTCTTCATCAGTCTTGTTACCCAAGAATCCTTTTCCACGGAATGTTGGACCATAGAAGAAAGAGAAGAATTCTTCTCTGGCCATACCCTTAGTTTGGGCATTAGCATATTTCTGAATTTGTTCGTCAGTTGCCTTCGGGAATACTTCTCTGAGGCGTGTTGGGCTGTAGTTGTAACTTTCTTTTTGCGGAATCCATCCAGATTCACCGCCAGCAATACCCAACAACGCACATTTCTGTTCTTTGGTTGTTAGACCAACTTTATCACATGCGGCAATAAGAGCCTTAATACCTTCGGAAGCCTTTGTCTGGTTACTTACTGATTTTGGTGGAGGGATAGTTGGAATTGAACTATTAACAGCAGAAGGTTTAACATCTGCGGCTTTATCAGCAACAGTGCTGGCTGAAACTAGAGTCTTTGATTCAACAACAGCCGCAGCGTTAGTTGGTGGCGGCATGAAGTCAATGATGTTCTCGCCAAAATCTCTAACCTGTGTGGAGATTGTAATTTGCGTGCCGCTATCAACTGAAACGATTGTAGTACCGTCGGGAATACCATAACCAATAACACGCATGTTGGCTTTTAGTTCAGTTGTAAGGTTAGTTCTAGATGAGTTTGGATCGTAGAACTTAATAGAATTTCCGTTCGTTGGACCAGGAACTGAGCGTAAAGAAATTGATTTTACATCATCAGATTTTAAAATTGGTCCAGAGTCATCATAGTCAATCGGTACTGGTTCAGTAGCAATACCACCAACAGAACCAAGTATAAGACCCTGTTGCATAGAATCGTCAAGATATGTTACAACAACGGAAGTACCCTCAACTGGACCAATTGGAGTATATCCAATACCATTCATCGCAGCGGATGTGGTTGGTTGCATTGAAGCGCACCATGGTAAGTCTGATGTTGGAAGTAAGTTCTTGTCGTGAGTATGTAAACCCACCACGCGAACTTGACAACGTCCTAGCGTTAGTGGGTCGTTTCTATTTTCAACAATACCAAAATAAATTTGCATAATTACGCTGCTTTCATTGAAGAATCTTTTACTAGCTCAAGGATACAGTCATGACCGCTGTGCTTGATGCTATGATTAATTGCGGAAATCAAATACTTACCTGATAGAATCTTATCGGTAATTTCATCTTGTGTTTCGCTCTTTTTAATTGGTTGATTTTTAGTTAGGAAAAGTTCAACTACTTGACCAACTGTATAATCGCATCTCCCAGGAACTGTGATGTTTAATTTTTGAGCTTCTGCCATTTTAAGAAACGATGTTCGTTCTTGAATAATTCTGGCGTTGGTTGTGTCACCGAAAGAAGTAAATGTTTCAAACGCACGTGGGTATAAGAAGAACTTAGATACCGCACGAGATACTGGCTTTTCGCTGAACAGTGGGTGCGGGTTTAAGTGAATCTGTGAAGAAAATCTACTTGTGGCTGAATAGTTCTTGACAGTATAAGTCTTCTTAGTTGAGTCATACGACATCAACTTTGATGATAACATACCAGAACGCAATCTATCAATGTAGTCATACGAATCAACGATTGTATAATCAACGATACGTTTGTAATCTTCCGTGATGTTAAGTGCGTTACCACCCAAGTCAAAGTTATCACGAGTGTATCGGTCACGTGTAAACTTCTGAACAACGTTACCTTTGTAGAGGTTTTCCAGAGATCTAAAGTTAAAGCCATCTCTGTTTTCAAAGAAAAGGAAAGATGGAGATTGAGTTTCGGAGATGGCGTTATCTGCCAAGAATGTTAGATTCTTAATTGGATTCCAGAAGTTTGAAATGTATTTGATAGAGTTTCTAGTATTCTCGATCACATACTGTTTCTCGCTTTCCATACCGTCAACTTGGTCAACGATGAACTGTTTGATAAGGTCAGAAATTTTACCACTGTAAACTTTACTGACCTTTTTGTTCATATCAATAAGCGATTCGATTGAAATAAAATTCAACTCGTACATGGTTGTCTTATCGCCAACTTGAGTTTTATTACTCATTTTATAGATATGGAATCTGCCTGAAATTTTACCAGTTGGAATCTGTGGTGTTGTAACTACCAAGTCAAGAACTTCTTCGCCAACTAATGGGAACATGTTAGAGAAGTCAAATGACTCTTTCAGGATTAGTGACCCTGTAATAAACGGTGAGAAGATATCTTCATACACGTTAATAGCTAAAGTTTGCCCAGTGACGTTCTGGTAAACACCTTTCGGTGTTGTGATGACGACGCTCTCAATGTTAACGTCGCCAGCAAACCTTAATGTATTTTTAGGATTAAAACTCATAGCAATTCTTCATAATTTCGGATAACAACTTCAATTAGTTCTGGGGAAATTAAACGGATTCGACGCTTCAAATCGTTCTCAATACGAACAACTTCTTCGCCAGAAAGTGGAATCAAGTTGGTATTTGTTGGATCAGCATTCACAACATAACCTTGTTGGTTAACATACATCACGGGGTTGTTTTCTCTACCCTCTGTATCAACGTAAATTGTAATGGCGCCAACACCTGATGTTGCAGTAGCTCCTGGTTTACCAAATTGAGTAATATCCCATGGTTCGATGTATGGGAAATAGAAGTACTGAGTAGTCTCTTCTAATCCAATTGGATCAGTTGGGAAATTGATAACCTTAACAAATTGTTTAGTTGCGTCAGATAAAGTAATCTTCACTGGAGCAGTTAGATATGCAAGCTCAAATGGAACGTCCGTGCTTGTAATCTTAATGTGAATATACGTGATACCATCTTCATGCACGTCCCAATACCAATCATTAGATGACAGCTGGGGGTTATACACGTCTTGTGTATGTTTGACTAATTGGGTTTCTGTTAATGGAAAATCAGTGATCCAATCATACTTGTCATTTGTTAGCATAACAATCCAGTGGTACTCTGGAGTACCATAGAACTTCTCTGCGATAATCTCTGGTGTTTCACCGTCTTGGATATCATATTCATCAAAGATAGTTACGTTTCTTAGAATCTCTTTTCTAAGACGAACGTTGCGGGTGATATCAGAAACAATAGTTGTTTTTGTTTTACCATCACCATAATTAAAATCATATAAGAATTTAGGGAAATCTTTAAAGTACATTTTATAGACCTTCCTTTACAGTTTCCTTTGAAAGGATTTGTAGTTCTTTGAATGACATTGAGATATTAATTTGAGTCGGCATACCGTTCTCAAATGTAGAATAAACACCGTTTGGTGTATAGTTTACGCTTAATTCTTCAAGAACACATGATGTATGTCTGTGAAGGTTTAAGTTCTCTGTATGGTTTGTGTAATAGATGATGTCGAATTCAGAAGGGTAAATCCAGATATAGTTTAGTTCACTTTTGAACTCTGGATGCATATGTAACTTGAATGTTTCAATAATGTTCAACACGTTTCTAGCTTCAGCAGCACTACGTGGGTAGAACTGATAATCAAACGTGAACTTACGGAAATCAACACCCTTGAATGTTTGTTCTTTCTTTGGGTTCGCGGCAATACCCATGGCTGCAGAAACAGCACCCGCATTATTAGCCTTGCTTAAACCATAGTTCGCCATGGCTTCAGTACCAACGCCAGTAACTGCGCCAGCGGCACCAGCCATTTTTGCTAGACCACCTTTTTCTTGCGCAGCTGCAGCGAATGCACTAGAACCTGCGTCATAAATTGCTTGAACAGCGGCAGTGTCTTCTTCACCCCATTGAGTACCATATCTAACAGACAATTGGTTTGGTACGTGAAGAGCGATAGCAGTTTTTAATCTACGTTGTAATCTATATGATTTTGGAGCTTGTTGTGCAGCAAAACCTAGACCGATCGTTGGCGCCAATTGATCGCCAGCGCCACCAAGTGCTCCACCAAGAACCGAAGATTTATCTTTTGAGTCTTTACCTTTATTACCAGCAACAGTGTTGATAGTACCTTTAACCATACCACCACCAATGTTAACTGCAGCAGCTGCACCTACAACGCCAGCTGTGTTAATAGAACCACCAACGAATTTACTTCTATATCTCTTTTCAACCTTTGGGTCGAGTTCTACTGTTTCTTCTGGAGTGAATAGCTTAGACTCATCAGACACATTGATGTAGAATACTGCGTAATTACCTGCATATGACTGGCTTAAAAGATCGTTTGGGTACATATGGCTCGCCATACTGTATTTTGCCATAGTCTCATCATAGGCTCTTGGACCAATCTTGTTGATAGTCATGGGTTTAGCCAAGTTATGTTCGAACGCTTTACCAGCGTCCTTGAAATTGTCTACCACGCCAGCAGCTTTTTGCTGCACGTTGTCCACGCCACCTTGAATCTTGTTTTTAATAGCACCAAGTAAATCCATCTGGGTTTCCTAAATATTGGTTATTTTGCTTTCTATATTTATGTTCCATAAATCAAAGTACACTCCGTTACACCCTGAAAAATACTCAGGTGATGTTTCTAATATTATATGCCGTTCTGGTTGGGAACGAAGGTTTGCTCTATGGTGCGATAAAAATCCACAGATAATAAGGTGGAGTTCAGAAGAAACTGTTATCCCATACGTTTGCCCAACTGATGGCAAATTACACCGTTACTTTATAGATTTTAAGATCAGGGTTCAACAACGAGATGGATCTATTAGGGTGTATCTAATAGAGATTAAACCACTAAAATATACTGCTCCGCCAGAATTCCCAGGCAGAAGAACCAAGAAGTATTTAGCTGAATCATACAGTTTCTTGAAAAACCAAGCCAAATGGAAAGCTGCCACTGAATATGCTAAAGATCGTGGTTGGGAGTTTAAAGTTATTACAGAGAAAGAACTTGGGCTATAACACCTAAATAGTAGTTATGCCCGTTGCAATTAAACAATCTCGCACTGCTGCCCAGATCGCTGCTCTCGATATCTTCGAGAAGAACAAATACGACCTGAAAACAGCCTTTCGTAAATCAAAGGCTTGGTACGAACAGCAGATGATTTTGCTTATGAAGCAAATTAACAGCCCATGGACAGTACTGAAGGGTAACCCAACCCAGCTAACAACTAAGCTGATGCCTGGGAAAATGTACATGTATATCTATGACCCGTTATACAAGTCTTCTATCCCATATTTTGACCGTTTCCCTTGTACGCTTTTATATCAGCGTTCTATTAGCGGATTCAGTGGAATCAACTTCCACTATCTGCCATATCAGATGAGAATGCACTTGCTTTACCACTTGATGCAGTACAAGACCAACGCTAAGATGGATGAATCAACTCGTATCAAATATAGTTGGGCAGCCATCAAGGGAGTTAGAAAATTCGCAGCTGCAGTCCCAGCATTCCACAATTATAACTTCGGTGGGTTAAGATCTACGTTCAGAGAAATCCGTGCGTACGACTGGGCAACTGCTGTGTTATTACCCGTTGAACAATTTGTTAAGATGCCTGATGATAGAATTTGGGATAAATCTCGTCAGTATGTTAACAGAATGAATCAAGGAAAGAAGAGAAAATAAAATGGCTGAAAATAGACAAAAAGACTTTATCGCCGAAATTAAAACGCAAGGTATCGCTCGTACCAACCGCTTCACAGTAGATTTTACTCCACCAAAAGCTGTACCTTCGCAAACTAAACGCATGCTTCTATTCTGTGAAAAAGCATCGTTACCTGGTATCAACTTCGCCACTGTTACTAACAGATCATTTGGTGAAGGTAGAGAAGTGGTTTATGATAGAATGTTTGACCCTGTACAATTGACATTCCACGTTGATAGAAAAATGACAGTTAAGTCTATCTTCGACGATTGGTCTCAGTATATCGTAAACCCAAGCAACCGCACAATCGGATGGTATAACGATTATGTCACTCCAATGACTATCCGTATTCAGGATTTGGAAGACAAAGTTACATACCTAGTCACACTCTACGAAGCATACCCTAAGACTATCGCTCCTGTACCTCTAGATTCACAGAACAATAACGACACTATGCGTTTAGATGTTACTTTCCAATATAAGTATTGGACTGCCACTGAAATCGCGCAAGATGACTTCACCAAGTTAGAAAAGAGCGCTGGTGGACTTGCTGGTTTCATTAATGATTTTTCTGGCTTCCAACAGAAATATCTTAAAGGGCTTGGTGAGGCTGGTAACTTCCTTACTGGTGCCGTTGGTCAATTCGCGCAACGTGGGTTCTCTAATTTTACAAGTAGAATCCCCACTATTCGTTTTTAATTTTTGGATTTGTATATGAATACTGATGAGTCTTTGTCAAAGATATTTGATATTGAACCTATAAAAGAGCAAGAAGTAGTTGAAGTTCTGCCGCCGACGGAAGAGCCTAAACACACTTCCGCTAAAATAGAAGATGATTATGATCACGCTAGAGATAACTTGCGCGAATTATTATCTCAAGGTAAGGCTGCTTTAGAAACAGCCTTATCGGTTGCTAGATCTTCTGAACACCCACGTGCGTTTGAAGTTGTTGGTGGGTTAATGAAACAACTTGCTGATATTAACCAACAGTTGATGGATGTTCACCAACAGAAAAAGAAACTGGAAGAACCTACAAAGGGTTCCACGAAAGAAGTTACTACTAACAATGCTATCTTTGTTGGCAGTACGGCTGATTTGAATAAAATGATTAAGAAAATGACAGGAGAATAATATGGCTTTGCCGATGAATACACAACCAACATTTAACATGGTCATTCCATCTACTGGGAAGAGTGTTAAATTTAGACCTTTCGTTGTAAAAGAAGAAAAGGCTCTTTTGATTGCTCAGCAATCTGAAGACCCAACAGTTATGGTTGATACGTTGAAAACCGTATTCACTAGTGTAATTCAAGATAAGATCGACGTTTGATATTGAATACATGTTCTTACAGATCCGTGGTAAGTCAGTTGGTGAAACTATTGATCTATTGTTCAACTGCGACGAAGACCATGGTGAACAAAATGAAAAAGCTCGTTCAAAGGTAACAATTAATATTCAAGATATTAAGGTTATTAAACCAGAAGAACACACAAATAACATTCCACTATTCAATAACGTTGGTATCATCATGAAATACCCAACATTAGACGCAACTGATTTGTTGCAGGAAGCTAGTGGTATTGAAGAAGTATTTAACTTAGTGGCAGACTTAATTGACTGCATCTATGACGGCGATGATGTATATTACGCTCATGAGACTAAGAAAGAAGAACTATTGCAGTTCTTGAATAACCTAACAACAGAACAGTTCGCTAAAATTCAAAAGTTTTTTGAGACTATGCCAAAGATCTCAACTAAAGTGGAATATAAGTGCCCTATCTGTGGTAGAGAACATCATAAGGTATTGGAAGGTCTACAGAATTTTTTCTAATGGCTCTCGGGCATGAATCTCTGCAAAACTATTATCGTATGAACTTTGCGCTTATGCAATATCATAAATATTCGTTAGCAGAATTGGAAGATATGCTGCCATTTGAACGAGAGCTTTATGTGCATATGCTAGTTCAGTACCTTGACGAAGAAAAACAACGGATTGAATCCAAGAAGAGGATATAAGAATGCCAAAAAGAGGTGGTAAGGGACCAATTAAAACCATAGCAAGAGGCATGGGTAAAGCCAATAATGCCCTTGGTCAAATCTCGGCTGTTTTAGATCAACAGTCCCAAGCCCTTCAACAAATTCAGGCTGCTGGTTCTGATGATAACAGATCTAATCAGAATGACTCTAGAGTCTTAATGTCTATTAAGATTCAACAAGCTCAACTTGAATTACAAAAAGACTCAACAGCCTTTTTAAAGAAAATCAGCGATAGTCAGAATAAACAGATTGAAGCCTTACAAAAAGGTAACAAAGACTGGAAGTCTGTAGGGGATAAGTTTAAGGACATGAAGCGCAACTTAGCTGATGCGCTTGACCCAAATACTATCAAGAAAGCAATGCTTGGACCATTTAGTATGTTCAAGGGCGTCCGTAATAAAATGGAAGACCTTGACTATACTAAGAGAATGAAAGCTCTTGGTTCTACCAAAACGGATAAAGAATTAAAAGCCGACTCACAGAAGCAGCGTGGTTATAAAGAAAGCGCACTAAGATCCCAGGAAGGTGTTGACCGTCTGAAGAAATTAGGGGCAACTGACGACCAGATCGCCAACAGCGCAGCGATGAAGAATCGTAATGCTGCACTGAACAACTATAACCGAATGAATCAAGTTAACCCATCCGATAGAGATGCTAAAAACTCTATGGGTGGCAACGTTTCATATAAGAGCGCTGGGTTGACGCAATTACCTTCAGACAAAGGTCAAGTTTCGCAATCTACAACTGACCTAGCGGCAGAACAACAAGCAGCTCACGAAAACCAAGTAGAAATGCTTCGTTTGACTGGTATGCAAACTGACTTACTACAACAGATCGCGACTAACACTTCATCATTGATTCAAGTTGGTGGTTCTTCTGCTGGCGGTGGTGAAGATTCTGGTAAATCTGCTAGACCTAGAAGCGGTGGAAGTAGTATTGTATCTGGTCTTTCCGATTCCATGAGTTCACTTGGTCAAGGTGTGGCTGCAGTTGGTAAAGGTATCGGTCAAGGCATTGGTGCTATCTTCGCTGGTATTCTTGGTGGTCTATCCGATGGTATTAAGACCTTTGCTTCAGCTAAGACAGTTGCAGGTATCGCTGTTATGGCATTACTAACTGGCGTCGTTTGGGGTTTAGGTAAGGCACTAGATAATTTCTCAAACCTCGATTGGGATACGCTTGCTAAAGCTGGTATCACTCTTGCTGCTTTAATTGGTGCTGGCGCATTGGCAGGTTCCATTGCTCCAATGCTTGGTCTTGGTGCTCTTGCTTTAGCAGGTTTAGGTGCTTCTGTTTGGGTTATTGGTGAAGCAATGAACGCCATGGGTGATGGGTTAAAGAACTTCACTGATGGTTTGGAAAGACTAGCTGCCATTGATGGTGGTAACTTATTAGCAGTCGCTGGTGGTGTAGCTGCTTTAGGTGCTGCTATCGCTGCTTTCGGTGCTGGACAAGCCCTTGGTGGTCTTGGAAACCTAGTTGGTGGCTTCTTGGGCGCTGTAACTCCTGGTGGTTCTCCAGTTGATCAATTGATCAAAATTGGTAATGCTGGTTCAGGTGTTAAGGATGCAGCTGATGGTATGGAGAGAATGTCTGGCGCAATGGCTGGGTTCTCTAAGGTTGATCCAAAGTCGATGGCTTCTTTGAAGGACTTCCCTTGGGAACAAGCAACTAAGTTTGCCGCTGCTGGTGGAGCAATGCAGGTGGCTGGTGCTTCTGTGTATAGCGCATCAAAGGGTAATGCTGACGCTGACGCTAAGACTCAAGGTGGTAGCAATATTGTTAATGCACCTAAGACTTCTATTCAAACTAGCAATAACCAAACCAACGTTATTAAACAACAGGCTAGAAATAGTGAATCTAGTTTCTCTAAGTATCTCGCCACTAGATACTAAAATGAAAAAGGGAGCTTAACGCTCCCTTTTATTTTGCCTAAGACTTATTAGTCTTCTTTAGCGATCTTCTCAAAGTAAGACATTACGTCTTCATCATCTTCATCCATTGCTGGTTTAGCAGATGCCTTTGGAGTAAACGCTGGTGCAGCTTTCGCTGGTTCTGGTGCAGCCATAGAAGCTGGCTCATCAGCAGACATTTCAGCTGCAGACTTGGCGTTGAAGCCATTACCAGAAAGAACCTCATCCAACTTACGCTTCAATTCATCATAAGACTTGAAGTTCTTACGATTAGTGAACTCAGCAAGTTCATAGCGTGCATTCAATACACGCAAGATTTCATCGTCATCACCAATTGAAGATGGGTCGCTGAAAACAGACTCATCATAGTTAGTGAAGCCGTCTTTCTTGCGCATGCGCAGTTTGAAGTTAGCACCTTGATCAAAGTCAAACACGTTGACTGGCTTCTCGTCTTCAAAAGTTGGGCGAGCCTTATCCATGATTTTATCAAAGATCTTCTTACCGAACTTGAACAAGAATACCTTACCTTCGTTCTCTGGATGCTTCGGATCAGAAACAACTAGAACGTTTGCGATGTAAGACAGACGACGCTTTTGGTTTTGCGCGATCTTCTTGTTAGCTTCAACTCCAGAGTTCCACAAAGTGGTATTGAGTTCGCTAACAGGGTCTTGTTCGCCGAGAGTGGTAAGGGAGTTTTCGATATACCATTTACCAGTTGGTCCTTGGAAACCATGGCTGAAGATACGAACCCATGGGAGTTCATCTGCATCTGTCTTTGGTAGGAATCGAATAGTAGCAGTGCCGTTGCCTGCTTTGTCACCTTCAAGTTTCCAGAAGCGGTCGTCAGCGTATGACTTAGTTTCTGATTGAGGGTTTGCGATCTTCTCAAAAGCATTAGAAATGCTACCGAAGTCGTTATTGCGCATTTTGCGTAGAGATTGAATATCCATTGTATTTTCCTTTGTATGTAATTGTATTACGGTTTATTGTTTTGTATATGCTGAATCTGAATCTCATCTTCAACTCCGAAGTCATCATCAAAGAGGTCTTCGTCGTTAAAGTTAATATCTTCTTCAACGTAACTATTTAGCGTTCTCATTCCACCACTTTTACGATTATTTGAGTGTTTAGAATGTTTCCCTGAACGGCTTGAGGGTTCTTCGTCGTAACGACTAGATGATTTATGGTAGGTCTTACCCATGATATTATAAAGAAAGTTCTTGTTTAAAGTGATTGAAAATTTTAGTGAGTTTTTCTTTATCGTATTTTACGAAACCTTTAAGTTTCTCAACACGAAGAAGTTTGTCACCTAAAACGATCTTAATTGTTGAATCATTTTCCCACTTATCTAAGAATGGGTCAATGTCATCAATTATTCTTAATGTCTCAATAGATATTTTACCTGAAAGAAACATGGAAGTCAATACTGGTAGATCTCCATCTACAACTTTGAAAATCCCATCAGTGTTGAATTTGTGAACATCGCACATATTCATGATGTTTGTTAAATCGTCCACAAAAATCTTACTGATTGATTGTTTTCTTTTCTGCCATTCTGAGTATAACTCATCAGCTTCACCGTTTCCATAAATTGCGGTATCGTTACCATATGCAAAGTTGGAAACACAGAACTGAATCATATCCTTATCGGATGGATACTTCTGAGCCAATTTCTCAAAAATATATCTGTCGTTTCGCGAGTTGAATGTATCGCGAGTACCTTTAACATGACCACGAGTTTCAAACACATTATACTTCTTAGATGTAAAGTGTAGTTTTACAGCCATGTAATACTTGTATGCTTTAAAACCATCCATTTTAAATATCTAACTGTGCTTGCTTCGGGAGCATATTAACATCCCGAAAATCCATTTCAATTTTGTCTTTGAGTGATTTGTTGATTAACTTAGCAACATCTTCAGGTTCTAGAAAGTTCACTCTACAATATTCCAGAACTGCATCCATATGAGTCATACGGTTTGCTTTTGCTTGTTGTTCAATAAACAACGAGAATTCATTTGAGGTTTTAAACATTATTTTGAAATCCAATAATCTAATCGTTTAATAGACTGCGAAACCTTTTCATAGTCGTTAAGTTTGGTTTTGTATAATGTCCAAACCTTTGTGTTTGGAGACTTGGGATCCATCGAGTCTCCAAACTTATCCAAAAATAAAGAGAAGAATCTATCAAGTTTCATCTTCTCAATATAAAGGGTTTCGCGTTCCGTTAGAAGTTCACTTTTTGTTTTCATACTATAATTATACCTCAAATTTGTTTGTAAGTCAAGTTATTTTTTATTAGCAGCATAAACGATACACACGGAATCAGCCTTCCCGTATGCACATTTCACAGCAATTGGGTCAATACCTTTTACAATGGCAGACTCAATGTTAGATTTCATGGCTTCTAGTTCTTTATCTTGATGCCATACAGCAGCTGAGATCCCAGAGATGACGCAAATAGTAATAGCGACTAGGGTTGCAATGTAATCAGTTTTCATTTTAGATCCTTAACATCGTCACACAAACCAAGTTTTTTGGCTTCAACTGGGGATAACCAAACGTCTTGTGGTGGTAATAGAACTTCGCGAATCTTCTTATCCGCAAGACCAGTACATTTCTTGTAGTGGTCAATAACCTTTTTAGTAGTGAGGTCAAACTCTTTAATTTGAGCAAACAATTCATGCTCTTTACCAATAGCACCCCATGAATATTGGTGAGATAGAAT